ACATTGTGGGTAAGGTTGTCCAGTTGGGCTACTCATTTTAAATCGTAATCCAATTCAAATCTTACCTTTATTCTATCCTTAATTGTACGTTCATTTTCTTTCCAATATATATAGCTTGGATACATTGAATGTTCTTTATTAGTCTTCACTACGTACACCTCCTATATCTAATTTAAATTGTGGTGGTAGATTTTCTAGGTGTGTTTCCGCCATACGTATAGCTTGGTCTTCACTTGATGCTGTGTATGTACGTTCGCCTATAAAATATATTTTATATTTCTTAGCCATTATTCTTCCTCCAATTGACTTTGGTGATTTAGAATTTTATTCCATTCATCTTTTGTTACTCCGGTTAAAGCAACTTTTAAACCCTTGAATAGTTCCATTAATTCTGGGAAATATATATCTTGCATAGTTTCACTACCTTTTTCTTCTGTCCAAAATGTAACAGCAAAGGTATCAAACCATGTATGTATAACAGTTACTTCCATGTCGTCACCTTGGTAGTTTTTAAACGCAAGTTTTAATCCACCTCTCTCATTATTTTCGCCTTCGGTTAGTTCCTCAACCTTTACATTTGTAAAGTCAAAGTTAACTTCCTCTGCATATGCTTTGATAGCATCTGCACTGTCTGTATATTGTCGCATTTTATTCCTTTCTATCGTGTCTAGCCAACTTAATATGTTTTACTTTATTCCGTGCGGAAGCTAGACTATTGGTATAATATACCCAGCAGTCCATAGAATAATCTATAGACTGCAAGCTATACACCGTATTTGTTATACAGATACAGTATCTTCTACCGGTGCAGTAGTTGATACAGTTCCTTTCGCATCTGTAGTATTGTTTTCTGCATTAGTTTCCTTCTTTACATAGTCTGCAGATTTTCTATGTAATTCTCTTACGCAATTAATGTGTAAGTAAAATGGTATCTTTTCCAAGTTACCATCAATAGGCACAGATGCCCATGTTCTATCACGCCATGCGTCAATTGGTGTATGACATACACCGCAATCTACTGGCACATATTCTTTAGTCATATATTTCCTTCCTTTATATATATAAAGTCTTTCTTTATTTTTCGTAAAGAAAAAAAGAAAGACACAATTTTTTCCATTATCATAAGAGATACGCCAATTATTAAGTGGTCAAAATGTCCATGACTTAATTCCATTTGGATGAATGCCAACATATTCATGTCGGCACTCATCATATTGTGCGTAATTTTAGAATGGGCTTTCATCAAATGCATATTCATCAACTACTTTTATACCCAATGCTTTGGTATCACTTTCGGCTAATCCATTAGCTTGATTATCATACCAATCTTGGATACCTTGTGTTAATGCCTTTTCTATTGTTACAATAGTATCATTAGTAACATACTTCCCAATCTCTGCGATTGCTTCATTTAGTTTTTCAACGTTTACGTAATTCATAATTTCCTTTCTTAAAATAACGTATCTTGTTTGTTTAGTTTCTTTTGATATGTCCAAGATAACTTGTGAAAATGCCATACATTTTCGCCTAAGTTATCTATCTTAACACCACAACTATTGTGTAGATAAGAAGGTATGGACACACCCTTACTTCGTAAGTATATTGGGTATCTGTCATCACTCATTACTTCGTGTTGACAATAACCGCAATGTACTATATTTACGCCATTAATGGTCATATCAATACTTCCAGATGCGGAAGAAAGGTAGCACTATTGTGCTACACTTTCTTTCTCTGCATTGTATTTATCCCAATAACAGTTTCTGTGGATAGCCAAAGCGTATGCCTTCGGCATACCTTTGTCATCTTTCTTGTATGTTTTGTTAGCAGTGTCCCATGACAAGTCATGTATTCTACTGCCCTTGCTTGTGAATGCTTCACCGCACAATAAACAATTAATCATATCTCTCACTGTCCTTTCTGTTCTTTAGAGAAATTCATAAAGAATTTCTAAAGAACTATAGAAAGACGTGAGAGTATGATAATTTATTGTGTCGGAAGCATTAAAGCAAGCAGTAGATACAACTTGTCGGACACCTAACAAACATACTAAAGATGATAAGCTATCCAGATTAACATAGGTAAGTTAAATGCAGATATCAATGAATTAAAGTAACCGGTAGGGTATTGCATTTAACTACAGAATGCCTGCATTCTGAGTCAAACTACAGAACTAGAAAGCATAATACTGCATACAGAATAAAATTCTGTATAGGTATGCAGTATTTATGCTTACTTCTGTTAGTTTGACTACCTAATGTTAATCTAAGGTGTTCTATATATTAACGTAAGGTCTAAAAAATATGTTGGTAATCTTTCGTACAGATAAAAGCCTTATAGTAGTTGCCTTTCTGGGCAGGAGCGGGCAATGTATGTACCAGTCCTGACTAAACCTTTTTTAATGTCCTTGGGTACTGCCTTTGTCTTTCTAGTGTACAGTTTTACCTGTGAGCAGCTTTTGATGTCCCGGTCACCGCTTTACCTGTAACAAAATACTATTGTTTAGTGTTTGTATTTAATGTGACTATAGCATATAATTCTCACTATACAAACATCTACGGAAAGTTAGTTAATAGTGTCAAAGAATGTAATCTGTATAGCAGAAGGTTGTCGAAAGAAATTACGAGGTAGACAAACAAAATTCTGTTCAGGAACGTGCCAGAAGCGTCAATTTGCACGTGACAAGCGACATAATGACAAAGTGGACACCAAGCCCATCAATAAAGAGTATAATGCTGATACAGGCGATTATGCTTCTGTACGCAGAGGGCAGTATTACCGAGCTTTCGTAAGCGAAGGTATAGCCGAAGAAGTTGCAACTGGCGACATGACAGTAGCAAACGCAGCTTCCCTCCTTGGCTGCACCCCAGCTACTGTCAGTCGCATGCTCGCTGCCTACAAGATAGATAGTAGAAACGAAATAGCAGCAGAAGATTGGGAACTATCAGCTGAAGCAGAAGCTGCATTAGAAAATTTTTCGAACTTCCGACACAAATACTTTAGAACAGAACTAGGAAAACACTATGACACCGCAGATTTTCACACTAACTGGATTAATAATATTATAGATTCTATAGAACACGGTAAAGAATTATTGATACTGTCACCCCCACGACATGGAAAGACAGAGTTATTAATACACTTTGCTGTATATCAGATATGTAAAAACCCTAACGTACGTATTATGTGGGTAGGTGGTAACGAAGACATAGCTAAAAACGCATTATCTGCTGTACTTGACGTACTAGATACTAATGAAGAACTTAGAGAAGATTTCTGTCCACCTGGTCAATCATTTAAACCAGATAACAGGTCAGGTAAAAACTGGTCACAAAACCAATTTACTGTAGGTACTAGAACAGTTGCAGGTATTAAATCACCAACTATGGTTGCTGTAGGTAAGGGTGGTAAGATTCTATCACGTGACTGTGACATAATTATTGCAGACGACATTGAAGACCACCAAACTACTATGCAACCTGGTGCTAGAGAAAGTACAAGACAATGGTGGACTACTACATTATCTAGTCGTAAAGAGGAACATACTGCTGTTGTTGTAATTGGTTCAAGACAGCACCCTGATGATTTATATAACCACTTACTTGAATCAGATAACTTTACAAGCATAGTAGAAACTGCACATGCATTAGAGTGTCAAATACCAGAACATTTAGAAGAAGAACATACTGATTGTATGTTATGGCCAGGTAAAAGAACTTTTAAATGGTTAATGTCTAGGTTACATTCTGCTGAATCTACAGGTGGTAGGCAAACATTTGAAATGGTTTATTTTAATCAAGCATATGTAGAAGGTACGCAAATATTTACTATGAACATGATTGACCAATGTATGCGACCTGATTTAGTACTAGGGCAGGTATATAAAAACTTATATCTTGTTGCTGGACTAGACCCTGCATCAAGTGGTTACCAAGCATCTGTACTTTGGGGTATAGACCAATACAGAGGTGAGTTGTATTTAGTTGATTTAGAAAACAGACGTGGTGGTGGTATTAGAGCTGCGTTAGACCAAATGGCAATATGGTTACACGAGTACGATTGTAGACATTGGATAGTAGAAGAAAACGGATTTCAATCTGCTATACGACAAGATGCTGCAATAAAAGAATTTACATTACGTACTGGTATAACTGTACAAGGTCATTTAACAGGTAAAAATAAACATGACCCATTGTATGGTGTTGGTGCTATGGCAGATTTGTTTGAAGATAAAAGAATACATCTACCTGTTGGTGATGGAGAATCTAATGCTAAAATACAGAAATACAGACAACAACTGTTATACTTTGATGGTAAACCTGTTTCTAAACGAAACAAAGAGAAGACTGACATAGTTATGGCTAGTTGGTTTCCAATGAAAGTTTTTAGGCGTATGCAAAAAGAGCATACTGCCAACATAGGATTAGATTATAATCCTAGTTATGGAGATTATAAGATGACGGAGATAAACGAAGCACCATGGGCATAGAAAACTTAGATGTTAAAACTTATGACGAGATAGTTAGAAACGCTGCTGAACTTACATCAGGTAAGTTAGTACAAGAAAGACAAGTACAGAAAGCTAGAATAAAAGCTATTCTTAATGGTGGTGCAGATGGCATTAAAGCATTGTTAGGTAATACAATGGAAACCTCTGATGCTGATTTATTACCAGCTCCTAATATGTTGCAATCTGGTATTGACCGACTTGCACAAAAGATTTCAGGTATACCACAAGTTAGAGTTGATGTACCTAATGAAAATGATTCTACTAGAAGTAAAGTACGTGCAGAAAAATTAGAACGTATTGTTACTAACTATGATGAAAAACAAAACTTATTAGGTCAACTACAACAAGCAGCTAGATGGTTACCTGGTTATGGTTACTGTGCTTGGGTTATTACAACTAAACGTGATACTAATGGTTTCTTTTATCCTAGTGCAGAGTTACGTGACCCTTATGATACTTTTGTAGGTAACTTAGGTCCTGACCAACAACCAAGAGAAATGGCTGTTATTAGACGTGTACCTAGATATAAACTTGCACAAATCTATCCAGAGTTTGCAGAACAAATTTTAAAACAAGATGAAGATGCTGAAGAAGCACAAGATAATGCTACACCATTTTTGTCTTATGAAAATAACAGAGAACAAGCTTGGGAAGATAATACATACTCTGGTGTAAGAATTATTGAATACTATGACATGGGAGGTACATACATTGTATTCCCAGAACGTAATATGATTTTAGATTTTATACCTAACGTATTATCTACTCCACCATTTGTATTTATGAAACGTGTATCTTTTGACCAGCTTAAAGGACAATACGACCACGTAATAGGTTTGATGGCAATGATGGCAAAAATAAACATTATGTCAGCTATTGCTATGGAAGACAGTGTGTTTACAGAAACTAACATATCAGGAGAGATAGAATCCGGACAATATAGAAAAGGTCGATTTGCGGTTAATTATCTAGCTCCTGGTACACAAGTTTCTAAACCAATGAACAATATGCCGTATCAATTGTTTCAACAGATAGATAGATTAGAAAGACAATTGCGTATGGTAGGTGGTTATCCTGTAACTGACGATAGCCAATCTCCTAATAGTTTTGTTACTGGTGCTGGACTATCAGAATTAAACAGCACTATGTCACTTATGATTTCAGAATATAGAGATGTTATTAAATCAGCTATGGTACAGATGGATGCTAAGAGATTAGAGATGGATGTAATATTATCTTACTCACAAGGCATATCTAAAAAACCTATGGCTGGTTTTCTTAATGGTGCTGCATTTAGTGAAAACTATAATGTATTACAAGATATTGGTGGTGACTTTAGAACTAGACGTATCTATGGTGTTATGGCTGGATTTGATGAACCACAAAAAATTGTAACTGGGTTGCAATTGTTACAAGCAGGTGTTATAGACGTAGAAACACTACAAGATAACATTGATGGTTTAGAGAATATAGCTAAAGTACAGGAACGTATACGTAAAAATAAAGCTGAACAAGTATTATTTGATTCTATACTAGCTAGGTCTGCACAAGGTGACCCTGCAGCTACAATGGCTGCTATTGCTATTTACGAGTATCCAACTGCTATAACAGAGATTATGAAACAGTTTTATACTCCACAAGAACCTCAGATGACACCTGAAGAAGAAATGATGATACAACAACAAATGATGCAACAACAAATGATGGGTGGACAACCTTCAATTGCAGGTGCATTTGGTGGTATGTAATGGAAGAATATTACGAAGATACTTTTTGGGAAACTATATACAATGAATATGGTGTTGTTGATGAACTTGATGTTATGGGTGATAATGTTAAACAAATCATATATCCAGCACCAGGTATTATAATTTTATTAACAGGAGAATTTGATGGCGAAAAATAGACGAGGTGGATATAGACAACCTGCCAAACCAGCTCCAGTAGCTACACAAAATAGAAATAGAACTGATGGTGGTCCAGGTAGTTCAAAACAACCTTTAAGAGATATGCCTGGTTTACCTTATGGTCAACAACAACAATTATTAAATCAACAAAAAGCAGCTCCGTTACCTGCACAACGTAACATACAACCTAGACCTACATCACAACAACAACCACAAAGACCAAATGTGTTTGCACCATCTGAAAGACCTACTGAAGTTCCTACATCAGGAGCACCTTTAGGTCCTGGTATGATACCTGAGTCAAACACACAAAGTATAGATATTACTCTTGCTGCTATGTATGAAGTTAGTAAATCACCTATTATTTTAGATTTACTTAATAGACGACAGGGTTAACATTGATAAATCCAAATTGGTTAGATAATAGAAATTATCTAATAAATAAACAAAGAGAAATAGCACAGTTTAATAGAGAAGTAGAAGCGTTTAAAGCTAATCCTGCATCTATTTATGATTTTGAAAGATTATTAGAAACACATCCTAACTTACCTTTAGGTGTAACTTATTCAGCTTGGGGTGCTCAAATACCTGCTGGTAGTCGTGATTTGTTTGATATTGAAGATGAGTTAACAAAAGAACGTATTAAAAAAGAACAAGCTCTACATAAAGAAATATACGATAGATATGCTCCTGAAGATTTAGCAAGAAATATGCAAATGAATGTAAGTGATTTTTTCTCTTTTGGTTTATTTCCTGGTGGTGCAGGACCAGGAGATATACAATACGGTGTTTGGGGTGTACTAGGTCTTGAATGGTTAATGCAAACATTAGGACCATCAGGAAAAGTAAATTTACCTGGTATAGCTTTAAATGCTTTATTACCTGGTAAACCTTTTACACAAGGTAGAGCTATTGAATATTACGGTGCAGTTAAACAAGCACAAGATTATATGAAACAAGGTATGTCTATATCTCAAGCACAAGATAGATTAATGATTGATATTAGTGATAGTGATGTATTAGCAACAGGAAAAGGTAGTGCATTAGTAGAAGCTTTTAAAATGTCAGGTCAAACTAACTTAGGTGCATTATGGAATGAAGTATGGTCAAATGGATTTTTACCTAATAAATATACAGATAAACCTGTTAACTTTGATAGAAGTACTTTAATTGGTTTTCAACCTGTAATACCAGAACAAACAGAGTTATATAGATATTATAAACAAGCTGGTTATTCTGATGAAGAATCGTATAGTAAAACAGTTTCTGTTATTGGTGAACCATTAAAACGTAAAGATGAAAACGGAGATATATTTTATACTTCAATAGCCAGACCTAATAAGATAAATTTTTATGCTGGTAGATATACAAGGAATAGAAAGTATTCTTTAAACCCTGATAACAATCATCCAGCATGGGCAGCAGATAATACATTGTTAGAATACTCACCAGGTAAAGTACATGCATCAGAATATTACAAACCAGGTACATTATCTTTTAATTTACTATCTGGTTCTATTGACGTAGCACACCAGTTAGCAGACCCATTACTTTATTCTAAATGGTTAAAAGTAGGTAACTTAGGTAAACGTTGGAATCAAGTAAATAGAGCATCAGAATTTTTAGATAATGGTATTTTGTTACAACAAGGTAAAAAAGTTAAAGTAAATACAACTAAAATTATTGAAAACACATACAAAGATTTAGGTAAATTAGAAGAACTTGGTTCAGAAGGTACACAAAACTTTAGTAGATTTAAAAGATTATTTGGTCAAGGTTATTTATCAGAAGCTAAAGCAGTCAGAGCTACTAATAAAAAAGCTAAACAAATGAGAAATCAATTATTAGTTTTTAATAAAGTAAATAAATACTTTGCTCCCTCAACAGATGTAGTTTTTGATATGCCTGTATGGAACAATATTTTTCAACTTGTAGCTGAGTCTGGACCAGAAAATTTATATGCAATGTCTAGAATGCCTTTGTTTAGACACATTCATCCTGATTTATTAGCTGAAATGCTTTTTATGAATAAAGCTGATGAAGTAAAAGACTTTTTTAAAGTATATGCAAATACAGGTAGAAAAGTTGTAAATTCTAAAGCAGGATTAAAAAAGAATAAAAAAGCACCTGTATCAGAAGTAATAGAAAAATTATCTGATAATGCTATGGGTGAAGTAGGACAATCAGGTTTTATAAATAACTTGCTAATTAATTTAGCAAATGATGCAAAATCTTTTGCAGAATCTAGTAATTCTGTAAAACGTATGTTATCTAAACCTATGGCAAGATTTGGTAATCAAGATGCTGCTTATAGAAATCTTGGTAGCTATATAGGTCAAGGTGCAAGAGGTATTGTAAAAACTGCAGGAGATATATCACCATTTAAAACATCAAAAAATATTAAAACTGTAGCACCTACAGTTGAGTCACTTAGTTTTGATAAAGCAGAAGAAGTAGGAAAAATAAAACTAGCTTTAAATAAAGTTAAAGAAAATTTTACATCATATGATGAATATGAAATACAAAAATATTTAGGTTTTGGTGGTGCTTATAAAACATACAATGAACCTTATTTAAATGGATTATTAAGTCTTGTTCCTGATTCTGGTTTAGTTATTACTAATAAAAAACGTGCTTATCAAAATTTATTAAAGCATATGGAAGTAAATAATTATAATGAAAAAGAAGCATCAGAATGGTTATTAAAGTTTGTTAATTTAGATTATACGAAAAAAACTTCTATATATAAATTTGGAAAAGATTTTAGAGAATGGGAAGTAGATAGAGCAGAAAAATTACTTGGACCAGAATTTGGACCAGAAAAAGTAGCACCATTACGTAATTATTTAAAACATCTTAACTCTAGATTGGAACGTTCTAAAATATATGCTAATGCTAAAACAAAAAACATTCCAGGTTTTAACAGCAATTTTGAAGTACATGAAGTTGTATTAGCAGAAGATTCTAGAGATGTAGGTAAATTTAAAAATGTAGGTACTTTAAATGCATTGTTTTTATCACAAATGACAGACAGTGTAGTTCCTTTAATACCTTGGCAATATATACAAAGAGTTACAAGTGGTGCATGGAATGTTGTTCCTGATTCAGGACTTGGCACACAAGCTACAATATTAGCAGAAGATATTAAAGGATTTGCAAAATATGTAAGTTCATGGGGTAAAGAAGGATACATTTTTCCAAATGGATTTTTACCTAGAAAATCTGCAACTGATGCAGATGTTGTAAATAGAGCTATGGATTTTTATACTAGAAAAATATTTAAACCTTTAGTGTTGTTGCGTGTTGCATTTTTAACTCGTGTATTTTTTGAAGAACAAGCACGTATTTTAGTAAAAGGATTAGATAACTTTTTTACAAATCCTATTATATATACACAATGGTTATCTACTGGTAAAAAAATGTCTAATAAAAAATTATTAGATATGGGATTTACTCAAGCTGAAATAGATGATATACCAGATATACAATCAGTTTTAATGTCACAAGAGTTACTTGAAGGTACACAACAAACAATTGGACTTACAGGTTTCTTAGGTAAAAAAGCTGGTTGGAATCCTTTAAATATTGAATACAGAATGGAATTAAAAGCAAACGTTTCTAATGCTGAATATTCACAAAGTAAACTTTGGGATTATGTACAAGTAAGAACAGACCCTATTGGTAGAAAAGTAGCTAAATATGGATGGGGTAGTCCTGAATTAAACAAATGGTTAGATTCATCTGAAGGACAATTTTGGTTACAAGAGTATGCTGATTACTCAGGAAACTACGATATATTAACAGATTCTTGGGCATTAGACCAACTTATACAACAACAAGAAGCATACATAAGAGAAATTACTGGTGACAATATTGTTGAAGGTATTCATTTTATGAAACAAGCAGGTAGTGATGTTAAATATCAAATGACTTTGGATAAAGTTAAAGAAGGTAATAAAGGTTCAACAATACTTAGAAATATTATTTCTGAAGGAAAAATACCTGTAGTTAAAGATGGAAAGGTAACAAATAAATTTGTTGATTTTATGAGTGATATTGATGGTTATACAGGTATTACTGGAAGAATTAAACAAAACAATAAAAAAGCTTTAGATGTTAAAAATTGGGAAAAAAGAAGTTATATCAAAGCTATGTCTAATAAACAAAAAGGTAAAGCTATTAATGCTGCTAAAGAATTATTTAAATCTACTACTGATGGTGGTTTAGGTTTAAATGGTGGATATGTACGTGTTACAGAAGAATTAGATGATGCAAATAAAACAAGTAGATATGAAGATATTATAGATGGTTTATTTGAAGTATTAATGCGTAAACCTATAGGTTATTTAAACAGAGCTCCTGTATTTAAACAATTCTATTGGTTATGGGTTATGGATAATATAAATCAAATGGATAAATCATTACAAAAAAAATACATTAATAATGCAAAAGCATACGGTGTTCCATCACAAGTTGTTAATGATTTAATAACTAAATCAAGATTAGGTACTGGTAGTTGGAGTAATTTTAATGAAGTAGAACCTATGAACAGAGCATACGCTTTAGAAAACTTAAAAGATTTATTATACGACACAACTACACAACATAAAATATCTGAAGTTACAAGAAATATATTTCCATTTCCTGAAATATGGTTTGAGGTATTTAAAACTTGGGGTAAATTATTAGCAAACAATCCATATCCAGTTGTTGGTGTACAAAAAGGTAGGAGAGCTTTACAAGGTACAAATGATGTAAGTGACACAAATACTGGTTGGTTTGCACCACATCCTATGAATCCTAGTGATGATGTATTTATGACACCATTTGAAGCATGGATGGGGCCTTTATTAGTAGAAGGTGATGATGATGAATCTAATATGAAAGTTCAATATAAATCTACACTAAGCAGTATTAACCTACTTGCACAGTCACAAGTACCTGGTACTAACTCTATTGTTGCTTTAGGTCTTAATAAAGTATTACCTAGCCGTGGTGTATTTGGTGAATTTAAAAATTGGTTAACACAATTTCCTATGCCTGAAGAAATAGCATTATCGGATTTAGCTAGCTTAGCACCTACATATAAAAAATTAGGAGCTTTTTTACAAGGTGTTGATGTAGATTTTAGCCGTGAATGGGGTGATAAAGTAGGTGTATTTGAATTTTCAGAAGATATTGTAAGAGAACCTGGTGAAGCATTAAGTGAACTAGAAACACTACGTGCTGATTCAACAATAAATTTTTGGCGACATGCAATGGTTTCTTTAGAGTGGGTAAATATATATAAAGATGGAAGATTAGATAAATATTTTAAATACAACATACCTAATTGGAAAGATGGAGATGATGTTACATATGAACAAATAGAAGATGCAATGTTAGATTATGCAAGAGATAGAGCACAAGTAGATATGTTTATGCAGTTTATTAGAAGTTTTATTGGTCCTTCAAGTAATTATAAACCAGAATATTTTATTAAAGCTAAAAATAGTTTGCATTATCACATGGCTGTTTTGTATGAAGTTTACGAAGAAATATTAGAAAATAATAACTACGACACAATACAAACATCACAAGATTTTCATTCTAAATTTGGATTAGACCATATGTATTTATTTAGTCCTACAGATATTAAAGTATCTGGTAAAGGTGTTAAAACATATGATGCTGTAGATTTTTGGAACAGTCATCCTAGAGAGAAAAAATTATTACCATTGTCATTTCAATTTTTATATGGTGATAATCCTGAAGCAAAAATGACATGGCAAGCAATTAACAATGAAAGATATGATTTAACTCCGGATGAATACAGAAGATATATAAATAAAACTAAAGGTTTTTATCAGTATCAATCTTGGAAAGATGATATAAAAACTATGAATAATATATTACAAAATGATAATTTAGAATTAACTGGTGGTGGAGAAGATGATTTAGCTGCAATTATGAGAAATGCTATAATGGCAGATTTTAGTGGTTTTCAAAGAGATGAATATGGATTTATAACTTTAACTCAAATAGAAGATATATGGAGAGAAATAACTGAAATATGGCCAAATTTAGATTTAACTAAAACAACAGAAGAAGGTAAATTCTTTTTAGAGTTATATCCAATAATGCAAGAATATGATGAAAAGTCATCTAAATATTTAATTAGTCAAGATAAAGAAGTTAAATTTGATTGGTGGAAAAAATCAGATGAACCACAAGCTCAATATTTTAGAATGCAATTTGATACACAAGCTAAAGAATTATTAGCTAAATATCCACGTGGATTTAATTTATATTACAATGTAGTATTAAGGTTATTAAATCCAGATAGAGCTGCTTATGATTTTGTAGATTTATCAGATGATGAAATAGATATTATAAGGAATGATAGTTAATGACAAAAAAAGAATTACAAGCATTAGTAATAGATTTACTAAGTAACCCAGAATATTCTAATTTATTTGGTTTAAATGCAAATGAATTTGCAGCATTAAAAGTTAATGAAATATGGGAACAACATTCACAAATTCCAGCAGCAAATCCTAATGACCCACCATTAGGAAGTATTAATTCTAATTTTCCTAAAAAAGATTTAGATATTATTAGAGATATTTATAACAACATAAAAGACGGTGATGACCCTGAAGATATTAGAAGACAAATTAATAATCAACTAGAACTTGTTACTAGAAGATTAAGTCCAGATAAATACGATAGTTATTCTTCTGATGTAGAAAAAGTTATAACAATAATTAATAATGATGAAACTCTTTCAGAAGTAGAAAAAGAACAAGCAATTAATGATTATATAGCTGGTATAGGTGGTACGTTAAGAACTGTTCCTATTTACGACCCTTCACAAATAGGTGTTGTAAAAACAGATATGGATACTGGTCAAGTTCAAACAAAACCTTTTGGTGGTCATTTTGGTGACATGGCTGGAGTATATGAATTAATATTTCAAAATACAGATACTGTAACAGAGTTTCAAGAATGGTTAGAAAATAATGGTTTAGTACAACAAGGAGCTTTTGATGATACTAAAGGAGTACCAAATGGTTTACTTCGTAGTCAACTTGCACAATATATGGCATGGATAGATACAAATAAATACGTAGACCCTGGTACACAGGATTATGTTAATGTAATGAATTATGACTTAGATACAGACCCTAGTAATCCTTTTAGTAATTCAGCTTTTTTAGTAGGAGAAAATTTAAAACATCAGAAAATGTTTGCATACTTTTTATCTGATTACAAAGATAATCATGCTAATGTAGCTTCAACTATGGATAGGGCTAATACTGCAGCTAGATTTAAAAAATACATGGAAGGCGTACCAGGAGAACTTGGTATGGAACAAATGGTTGAAAATGCTTTTTATACAACAATGAACAGATTGCCTACTAAAGATGAATTAAAAGAGCAAGTACGTTTATTAGCAACAAGTTATATAGATGAATTTAATCAAATGAATGAAATGTATTCTTTTATTGACAATATGAATATGATTAAATCACCTACTCAATCATGGCAAGTAGAACCTACTGATGAAGTATTAAATCAATTTGTTGATACAGCAACACAAACAACACAAGAAGATTTTAGAGCAACATATAGAGATGATATTAATGCAGCTACATATGCTCAGGAAAAAATGAAAATGGATGAAGCTATGTTAAAAGCTATGTTTGGTAGATAATGGACAAAGATGAAATTAGACAAAAAGTTTTAGACGAACTTAATGCTTTACAAAAAGAATTTAATATACCTCAAATAGAAATAGATAGAGCTGTATTACAGTTTGAAGATTTAATTCCATTGTTAGAAGACAAAAATGATTTATTACAACAGTTAGCAGATGATTTAATTGATAGTGTAAAGTATCGTGCAAATATAGGAATACCTGACACTATACCTGATGAATTAATTGTAGAAGATATTGCAAAACAAGAAACAGCTAATAAAACATTTGAAGTATCTACTAAAGGTGATGACTTAGGTAAACAATTTTCTGCATTAAATGCTACGTTTAAAGAAGGACCATACAAAGGTAGAACTATAGAAGATGTATGGCAAAATGAAATTAAAAAATCTGGTAAAGGTAAACCTCCTGCACAAAATAGTATTTTATTTGGTAAAGATTACCAAGTAAGTAAAGATGAATATCAAAAACTTTGGCAAATGTGGGCAGATGAAAATCCTAAATTAATAAATCAATTAAAAGCTAAAGTAGATGAAGGTTACAATTTAGTAGATAGTTTTGCAGGTGACCCTAATAAAACAGTTAATCAAGCAGAAGCATTAACTAATATACTTAATAATCAAGGTTTTGGTGGTTCTCTTGGTGCAGCTAAATTAAATGACCCTAATATATTTCCAGAAAAAATAGAAGAATATGACCCTGATATACATAAAAGTTTTAAAGAATCAATATTAGATAAAATGACTGATTCTGAACGTAGAGCTTTAGATTATATTAACAATCATCCTACTATGCAAAATGCAAAATTAAATGGCGAAAGTTTATTACTAGGATTAGTTAAAACATTTGGTGCAGATGTTTTTGATAAATACAATTCTTTAAGTAAATTTAATCCTGTAAAAATAAGTGGTAAATTAAGCAAAGTATTGTATAGAGGAATTATATCTATATTAGACCCAATAGGAGAAGGTATAGAAACAGCTGTAAGAATAGGTGTTAAAACAGGTATAATTAAAGATGCTATTAAAGGAAGACATGCAATGGGTGATAGCCTTTTAAAAGCTGCTAATCAAGGTAGAAAAGCTGCTAAAGGAGCTAAAGCAACAGGTGCACTTACTGGTAGACTAGGAGGAATAGCTAGTAATCTTTGGTATGAATTATATAATCAATTAGCATGGCAAGGAACTGCTGCTATAGTTGCTACAACACTTAATGCTTCAGATGCTTTAAATAGTGTATTAGATAAATATGGTTTGTTACCAAAATTTGTAAAAGAAAATATTGATGTAATACCCTATGAAGATTTAAATAAACATTTAGCACATCAAAGTAGATATTGGCAAAGTGCTGGTTGGCAAGGTTCAAAACTTACATCTTTATGGTATATCTTAGATACTATGTTACCTGCAAAAATAACAGGTAATACTCCACATAACTGGGGTATAAATAAAATGGTTATGTCCCAGTTTCCTCAAAGATTTGAATTAGATGCTGATGAACAAGATTATTGGGATATTATTAGTGGGCAAAGAGAATTTAAAATAAGAAATCAAGATGGTTTTTTTGGTTGGTGGAAAAATGAAATTGAACAAACAGGACAATTTGGAGTAAATCCTAGTTATTTTGCACAAGTTAATAATCCAGATTTAGTTCCTGGTAATGCAAATCATCATGTAGACACTTGGAAAAAGCTACAAAAAATTAAAGATAGGTTTGGACCTGGTATAATGGAAATGGCAGGGTATGATATACAAATGTACAATAATGCAGAAAGTGGGTCTTAATAATGGCTTTAGATAAAACTAAATTACCTCCTGGAGCAGTAATAATTATTGTTGGTCCTAAATCATTAGAAGAAATAGAAAAAGAATTATATCAAGCTGGAGGTACAAGTAAATTTGAATTAAACAAAGCTTTTTTATCAAGTTTAACTTATAAAATAATAGTTCCCACAGAAACTGGAGAATATTTAGCATTTAATCCAGCAGAAGATTATACAGATGTTATTGATTATAAAGGTGGAAATCCATTTGAATACATTAAAGATATGGTAAAAGATGAAACAGCTCATTACGTTACTCCAACTGAATACGATAGTATGTATGTTCAAACAGAAAACTGGATAGAAGTACCAGAAAATTTCTTTCAAACACAAATTGGAACATTAACACCTGAAGAAGCTGTAGTAATGTCTACTACTGATTTTACTATTTCAGACCAAATAGATATAGCAATGAATAGTTTTAATAAATTAAATGAAGGAACTACTAAATTTAAATCTCCAACTTATAGAAGAAAATGGCAAGAAGGATATTTATTATTTCAAGATATAGCTTCAGCTAATGATTATGTAAATACTGCAGGAGTTATGAGTCAAGTATTAAAAGAACTTAATTTGACAGAACCTGAAATTACTGCTTTAGATTTTTACAATGTTAATGAAGCACAATATGCTTTAGATTTATCAGCACAAAAAGGATATTTATATGATTTATTACCTAGTGGTGCAAGTGTTGATGATAAAACTATGGAATGGATAGCAAATAAAGTTGTTATGGGTTCATGGGATAATAATAAAGCTAGAAGTCAATTATTTAGATTAGTAGATAAATATAGAGATACACCGTTAGATAAAGATTTAGAATCGTTTATAACAAATTCTACTATTGAACAAACTACAGTTGGTGAAAAAGAAGTTATGACTGTTATAGATGACTGGTTACCTCCTTCTGCAAAAAAAGATTACATAGATGAAATTGGAAAACATGCTGGTGAATATAGACAAGATGCTTCATATTTAGAAACTTTAGAAAATGAATTAAAAGATGCAAGATATGCTTTATATCCACAATACGATAAAGAAACTAAATGGAGTGTTATAGATAGAATTACAAAAAATACTATTAAAAACAAATGGGATATGGAAATAGACCCAGATGGTAAGTATGGATATGTTTATAACAAAGTAGCTACATTAAATGATGTTAATGAAGCTAATAAATATTTAGTACAAGAAGGTTTAGCAAATAATATAGGTAGTGTAGTTAATGATTTTGCAAGAGATATGATATCTTCTTTTGGTGGAAACATTATACGAAGTCAAAATTTCTTAGAACCGTCAACACAAAGGATTAGATAATGGCAGAAAATCCAGTAATTGAAGTAAGACGAGGTCAAATTTATGTACAAGGACCTGGTGGTGATGTCAAAATGGTTAATACAGACCTTAGGCAAAACGACCCAGGTGGATTATCTGAATTTGAAAGATATGAAAGAGATGGTTATAAAGAATATACTCCACCTCAACAATCATCTCAATCTCAATCACAATCTGGAGGAGATTATCAGTATGCTTTATCTGTTGCTAGAACATTATATGGATTTTTACCTGAATCAATAGTTAAAAAATATGCTGAAGGTTATGCAAATTATGGTGGTGATAAAGATTTAGCTTTATCTTTTACAAGAGCATCAAGTGAATATAAAAAAGAATTTGGTTGGTTGTTTAATGATGATGGAATAACACTTAAAATGTCAGAAATAGAAGCTATAGGTGTAAAAGAAAGTTTTAAAAATACATTAAGAGAAATAGGTATACAAGATTTTTCTGATTTTGAAGATGAATTTAATGAAATGGTTGGAGATGTTGCACCTGTAGAATTTCAACAAAGAATTGATACAGTATATGCTGCAATTAATAATCGTATACCTGAAGTTAAAAATATGTTAGCTGATTATTTAGGTGTAGAATATGATGATGCAACAATATTTGCATCTTTAATTAATCCTAAAATAGAAGATAAAGTATTAAATGGAGCTATAGATACAATTACATTAGGTGCAGAAGCTGTAAGTAGAGGTTTTTCATATTCATTTGGTAGATTTAATGAATTAAAACAACGAGGTATGGACTTGCAAATGGCTAGACAATTGTATGAAAATGCTAGTGGAATTATAAGTAGTGCTTCAAGTATTGGTAGAGATTTAGATATAACAACATTAGAAGAAGCTGCGTTAGGAGATGCAGATGCAACTAAAAGAGTTACAAGAATAAATGCAGAAATGCAATCAATGCAAGGAGCAACTTTAGGAGCTATTCAAAAAGATGGTAATATAGTTGGACTAATAGAAGATTAGTGTATAATAAGTTTAAGCGTTGCGTGGTCCGCTACAAATAGACCTGCAAATCAGCTTTCGAAGCCTACGTTGAAAGCTCGTATTAAAATCGTAGAGTAATGGACTTATAGCTTGTAGCTACCAGAGAGATAAGTCAAGTGGTAAAGGTAGCACCACGGCAAGATGCCTATGGTCTTGTCTGATAGGTTAATACATAGTGGAGGTACAAGATGGAAGAATTTGATGCACCGCAAGAACATGGTGTAAAACAAATGAGAGAAACAATTGATAGAAAAGATGAAACTATCAAAAAACTTGAGGCTGAGTTAGCTTCTTTTAAAGATAAAGAAATTAACAATGTCT